ACGCTTCAGGAAAAAATGCATACGGTATATCGGATCGTTCTGGCTTTCGGTATCGCTTGCGCGATATGCGTAAAGAATGGAACGGTTTGCTTGTTGGGATTGACGAGTTTGAAGAAAAGCACCCACAGCTAGAACCAAGGCGCGTTGTTGCGGATCCCCAGGCTTTGCGAAACCCTCGTCCAGACACCCGCAATATTATCCCAGAGACTGTACAGATTCCTATTTTTGATTTGGTAAACCTAGTCTTTACGGAGACCCCTAGGGCTAAAGCAATTGTAGGGGAGGTCACGGTGAGTGTATCATGACATATACTTATACAGAGTTAAAGAGTTCTATAAAAGACTACACAGAGAACCAAGAATCTACTTTTGTTTCTCATCTATCTGATTTTATCTCCACCGCAGAAGAGCGCATATTCAAAAGCGTAGACCTAGACTTCTTTCGTAAGAACGTCAACGGAAGCACATCTTCTGGTAATCAGTTTTTGGCTGTACCTGATGATTATCTTGCTTCTTTCAGTCTTTCTATTGTCAACTCTGGCAACAGAGAGTTTTTGATGCAAAAGGATGTAAACTTTTTGCAAGAGTACAGCCCCAGCACTACAGCAACCGGAACGCCAAAATACTATGCATTATTTGATTCAAACAACTTTCTTTTAGCGCCTACGCCAAACGCAGCCTTTACGGCTGAACTGCATTATTACTATCGACCAACCAGCCTAACGTTTAGTACGTTCGTTTTAACTTTAAGTAGCGTTAGTGGCACTTTTCAAGACACAGAGACAATAACTGGCGGCACTAGCGGTGCAACGACAACCATCTCTTCTGGTGGTGCTTCATCGACACTGAGAATTATTATTCCAAGCACGGACTTTACAGTAGGTGAAACGGTAACTGGCGGCACTAGCGGTGCTACCGGCACAGTTGTATCTACCAGTTCCGATACCACACAGACATGGCTTAGTGAAAACGCTCCAAATGCAATGCTCTACGGCAGTTTGGTTGAAGCGTACACTTACATGAAGGGTGAACCGGATGTCATGAAAATGTACGGTGACAGATTCTCTGAGTCTTTGATTAGGTTGAAAGACTACGCTGAAGCCAGAGAAAACGCTGATGCATATAGGGATGGGTTGGTAAGAAGAGTTAGAACATGAAGATTGCTATTGTTGGGCTTGGAGGCAGCTATGCTGATTACATATCTGCTCGAGTCGCCTCTCAGGAGTTTGACGAGATATGGGGCATCAACTGTATCGGCGCAATAATTCACGTTGATAAGACCTTCATGATGGACCCAGTGTCTAGGTTTTTAGACTCTGAGAATGCCGGATCTCAAACTGGTGTTGCTCGTCAGTTCCTGAAAACCAACAAAAAACCGATAGTAACGTGTCAGTTAGACAAGCGAGTCAAACACTTAGAGCTTTATCCGCTCAAAGAAGTGGCGACTGAGTTGGGGTTTTGTTACTTCAATAACACGGTGGCCTATGCTGTTGCTTATGCGATTTGGGCGAAGGTTAGTAAGATTTGTTTGTATGGCATAGACTATACATACAAGAATGTAAGTATGGCTGAATCAGGAAGAGCCTGCGTTGAGTTCTGGTGCGCTATTGCCGTGTCGAAGGGCATTAAGATAGAAGTCGCGCATAGATCAAGTCTTTTGGACACCAACGTCCCAGACAATGAGAAGTTGTATGGATATCACCGGCTAGACGACCCGTTGGTTCAAACCGTCCAGAATGGAAGTCTATTGATAACCAAACAATCAGAGTTTGATCCTCCTGAACCAGTGGAATCAGAGCCAGTTATTTTTGGGAGGCATGACAATGTTTGATATAAGCATGGGATCTGTAGGCGCCGTGGACGTAATTACGTCTGATAACGGTGGTTTGTCTAACGATCAGATAGCCGACATGGCGGCGAACAAGATCATATATATATCCGATGAGGCACCAGAACCGATTCGTCTTCAGGCCGAAGCGTTCAAGGATCGAGTACGAAATTTAGTACAATATTATGTGGAGTTGGCTAGAAGAGAAGAACGTGCTACTATTTGCGCGAAAGTTCGTGAAGCTGGTCAGCACGAATTAGCTGATGCTATAGGGAGACTGTAATGGCAATTGCACAAGCAATGTGTACCGCATTCAAACAAGAGTTGTTGCTGGGTACGCATAATTTCGCAACAAACGGCAACGCTTTTAAGTTGGCCTTGTACGCAGAAGGCGGTGGTGGCAAATCAAGTACTACAGCCACTCTTGGCGCAGCTACAACGGCTTACACCACAACCGGTGAGGTCGCAAACAGCGGATCATACACCGCAGGCGGTGGTGCTCTTACGAAAGTGGCACCAAGCACTTCCGGCACTACGGCTTTTACTGATTTTGCTGATATCAGCTTTACTACGGCTACAATTACAGCAATGGGCGCTTTGATCTACAATGACACTAACAGTGACAAAGCTGTTTGTGTTTTGGATTTCACATCTAATAAAACGTCTACTTCTGGTACTTTCACCGTTCAGTTCCCAACAGCCGATGCGAGTAATGCCATTATCCGCATAGCGTAATGGAGTAGCATCGTGGCAAATATTACGGGTTGGGGTCGAGGTACTTGGGGCCAGCTTACTTGGAACCAAGCAATACCTGTTGTTGTTACTGGTGTTGCGGGTACTACCGCTCTCGGATCTGAGACTGTTACCGCTGGAGCATTAGCTGCTGTCACGGGTGTCGCTGGAACCACCGCTTTAGGTTCTGAAACTGTTACCGCTTCTGCCTTAGTCGCTTCAACCGGTTCATCTGCAACGAGTGCTGTTGGTTCTGAGTCTGTTACTGGCACCGCTCTTGTATCCCCCACAAATGTTATAGGTACTACCGCAGTTGGTGATGAACAGACCAATTGTGCGGCTAATGTAGCGGGTGTAGGCGTTACGGCCACCGTCAGCTTTGGTGATGAGTCTGTTACCGCTGGAGCATTGGTTGTTGTCACGGGCAACGTGGGCACCAGTGCGCTAGGTTCAGAAACTGTCTCGGCATCTGCACTAGCGTCTGTAACAGGTATTGCTGGCACGGGAGCAACGGGGACTGTTACCTTAGAATCCAAGTATTCTGTTACGGGGGTTACAGCGACAGGAAATGCTGGTATAGTCCTAGTCTACACGAGTATTGTGCCTAGCCAGACTCCAAGTTGGACGGATATTACAGCAGCATCCCCCTCCTGGTCTGACGAAACACCCTCGCAGACTCCAAATTGGACAGAGAAAGCGGCGTAGGAGCAATGCATGGCAAGTTCATTTAGTACAAATCTTGGTATAGAAAAGCCGGCTACAGGTGAATTGTCTGGTAGTTGGGGCGATGTTACCAATTTTAACTTTGATATTTTTGACCGAGTAACGGGCGCAGCGGACCTGACAGCGTCTGATCTTACAACTGATCTTACCATACGAGCAGCTTCTCCTACCTCTGGACAAAGCAATGTTCAGACGGGAATGTTTTCTGTCATAAACATAAAAGACAGTGGTTCTGATCTAGGTGGTGTTAACGTGGTGACGATTGCCCCTAACACCGCTAGTAAATTTTTTGTTATTAAAAATTCTTTATCTGGCAGTCGCAGCGCAACGATTCAGCAAGGTAGCGGAGCCACTGTGTCGATACCAAACGGTAAGACAGATATTGTGTTTTGTGATGGGGCTGGTTCAGGCGCAGCGGTTACAGCGGTTGCTTCATCTTTTAACGTAGCCGACAACCCAGATGTGGCTGATCAATCCACAGCTTTAGCAATCGCCCTCGGATGATAGGAGTACAAAATGGCAAATGATGCTTCCGTAACAATACAGGCAACAGTTTTGCCAGACGAGATTGCCAAGACTTTCTCGGCTAGTATGACTGTCACGCCTGTTGATGCAAATGATAAGTGGTATTACAAGAAGACCAGTGTGTCTAATTCAAGCACTGACCTAATCGCTGGTTCTTATACCGACTACACCGCTGTAGATGATGATACTGCGCCAACCGCAGTTGCTACAGGGGACAAGGTCAAGTTCTTGTTTATCAAAAATATAGATTCAAACAGTCGTAGCATTTTTGTGGTGTTTGATGCTGGAACAGCGTCTTCTAGTGCAGTGGACGGCGTAACCATAGGGCCGAGTGAGGCTTTTGCGGCAAGGTTGCCAAACGCCACCGTGGCTGATGTTCACGCTATCTCGTCTGCATCTACCGCAGAGGTCATCGTATGTGCTTTGCTTGACGATGTAGGATAGGGGTAGATCATGGCTAATACCTTCAAAAACAAGGTGTTTAATGGTGCAAACAGCAGTGCCAATTCAGACATGGCTGTTTACACCGCGCCAAGCTCTACCACTACGGTTATTATTGGTCTGACGCTGGCAAACACCGGATCATCTCAAATCACAGCAGATATCAAGTTGAACGCTGGTGATATGGTGTTCTTGGCTAAAGACATTCCAATACCTGTTGGATCCAGCTTTGAATACATGTCTGGGAACAAGATTGTCATGGAAACGGGTCATAGTCTGATTGTGCAGTCTAGCGTTGCTAACAGTTTAGACACTGTAGCGAGTATCATGGAGATCACCTAATGTCCCGCGCACAAGAAATAGCAGACCTGTTATCTGGTGTAACGATTACGACTGCTGACAACACTGCACAGCTTACACTTACGTCTACTGATGCTGATGCAAATCATGGTCCTCGCCTTGATTTGAAACGTGACAGTGGCAGTCCCGCTGACAACGACACGGTTGGTCGTCTTCGTTTTTTATTCGACAACGATGCAGCAGAGGAAACAGAAGCTGTTCGTATTGACACTTTTATCCCTGATGTAAGCGATGGCACAGAGGATGCAACTTTTCAAATATTGACAATGGTTGGCGGCACGATACGAAGTCGTGTAGAGCATAATTCAACTGAAACTGTGTTCAACCAAGACAGCATTGACCTAGACTTCCGTATTGAAAGCAACGGCAACGCTAATATGCTTGTCGTTGACGCTGGCACAGATAAGATTGGAATTGGCACTGCGGCACCTACTGTAACCCTTGAAGTCGCTAATGCGTCAAATCCTGCACTTAGCGGTGTTACAAACCGTAACCCAATAATTCAACTTACCAACACGGATACGGGCTATGTAGCCGGAAATGCTACTGCGATTGATTTTGCAACATCTCTGAATTATACGAATGCGTCAATTATTTGTCGTAATGATAACTCCGGCTCTGGTTTTGGTGGCAGTCTTATTTTTGCCACATCACCTACTTCTGGTAATTCACTAACTGAACGTATGCGTATTCTTCCGACTGGAGGTCTTACCTTCAACGGTGATACGGCGGCGGCAAATGCGCTGGATGATTATGAGGAGGGTACGTTCACGCCATCTTTCACTGGGGGTATCACCGGCTCAAGCTACGGCGACCAGAACGGAACCTATGTGAAAATAGGTCAGCTTGTATTTTTTGCGATTGAGTTGGATGTAACGAACGGTCAGGCAAGCACAAATGGCAATCAAATTATAATAGATAACATCCCTTTTGCATCAGCGGCATCTAGCCCTATGGTTCATAGTCAGGGCGGTGCTTGGGTCACGTTTAACAATAACTTTTACAATGTTGACACTGGCGTATATTTGCAAATCCCGACCAACACTAATCAAATTAAATTGTATAGAGGGTCAGGAAATGCGTTAGTTGGCAATGAGACTGGTGTAAACGCTCAGAATGATTTTCACATTGCTGGCTGTTATCGCACAGCATAACCCCATCGGAGATGAGGGTCAGACAGTCCATCCATAGGAGATAAAAATGGCACTTACAGAAGAAACACTAGAAGACAAGATTGAGGTGGTAGGCGACTACAAGGCCGTGCAAGTCAGGACGGCAACGGTCATCAAAAAAGACGGCACAGAGATTAGCCGCAGCTTCCATCGACATGCGCTTCAATGCAGCACTAAGGCAAGCGGCTCGTGGGCTGACACGGACATCAGCGGTGAGTCAACAGAAGTGCAAGCTATCTGCAACGCCGTGTGGTCGGACGCTGTGAAGACTGCGTATCAAACCACGATGGACGCACAAGAAGTATAGAGGAACAGGTATGCCATATCTAGGTAAAACTCCATCACAGGCTACTAGGGCTAGGTATTATCTTACTGCCAGCGGGAGTGAAACCTCGGTATCTGGCAGCATGACCACGGGTGGTACGCTTACCTTTACTGATGGCAACTTTGTAGACGTATCGGTCAATGGTGTGGCACTGGTTGCTGGCACTGATTACAACACCAATACAGCCAACACTATCTCTGGATTGACAGCACTGACAGCCAACGATCAAGTAGAGATCATTGTCTACGACACGTTTAGTGTGTTCAGTGGCGATGTAGATAGTGACTTTTCTGTG